TTTAGAATTTTCAGATGAAGATAGGCAAGTGCTGACGATGATGCATTTGTTTGGGATAGGGCAGGCTCACAAGCCCTATCCTACAAACATGCGTCAGCGTGTTGTGCAGCAACATGTATATATAAGCCCTTTCTGCAACATTCTGCAGATAGGGATATTCCCCTTTATGTTGCATAAAATTGCAGATAGGGAAATATTCCTTTCTGTTGCATAAAATTGCAACTACTTTTGTAGCTTCATAACATTACCTTTTGAACACACATATTCGTCTTTAAAATCGCTTAATCTTTGCCTAATTGTTCTTTCGGATAAATCCAAATAACTCATTAAGTCTTCTATTGTACAACTGCCTGTACCTGCTGATTCAATATCAAATGCAGTATCAAATTCTTCTTTTCTAGATTCAGGTGTTTGTTTTCGTTTTCCGCTTTTTTCTAGATTTCCTTTAGGGTCTCCACTAGCATATATCTTTTGAAGAATGCCTGTATCATCTACTCTATGTATCGGATACTCAAACCAAAAGTTCACGGGTTTAAAATTAGGAAACTCACGTAAGCTACTCTCTAATCTCCACGCTGTAGCATTTGGATTATCAGCATTCTGTAGCATGAAATCTTCATCTGTTTCAAGTTGAATCATGTCAAGTTGTGCATCTGGATCCCTTGCGAATACTCCTGAACCAGAAGCTCTATCCATCGCTCTTTTGAAACCCTGTGCACCTTTTGAATGATGATGACTATAAATCGCAGTTACTCCAGTTTGCTTGCATATTTTGTCAAACTGATTACTAAATTTTCCCATTTCTGAAGCATTATTTTCATCACCTGTGATTACTTTATAAATTGGATCAATAATAACCGCATCGAAACCTTGGTCCTTAATTTTTCTAACTATTATAGGTACAAGTTTATCCAGTGGCATTGCTTCACCTCTTAAATTCCAGATAGCAATATCATGGTTGTGTTTAGGTTTGAGTTTCATCGCTTTATATATTTGAACAAAACGATTAATGAAGCTCGGTCTATCAATTTCTAGGTTAATATACATAACTTTCGATTTCCTGCATTGAAATCCAAGCCACTTGATCCCTTCTGACAAAGCAACAGCTAATTCCATTAGTAAAAAACTCTTCCCAGCTTTAGATGAACCTGAAATAAGCATTTTATGACCAACACGAACGACTCCTTCTACTAGTTCATCTGGTACATTCGGTGATTCTGCAATGGCTTCATCCAAATATTCATAACTTGATAATTCATCATTAACACCTTCAGCATAATCCATCCATTCGTTCCAGTTTCGTCTACCTATGTTCGTGTCTACTAATGTTTGAATAACACCATTTCTAGTTACTCCAGGTAGTCTAGATAGTCTAGATGGATTGCGATTTGCAGTATCTACTTTGAAATCATGCTTAGCTAAAAAGCCATATAAGTACTCCACTCGCTTTCGATACTCCTGATAATTTGGTGCATCCACTTTAACAATTGCGTGTAGACTCTTTGAACCACTATGAACCAAGCATGCAATCGGTAATTCTAGTCTTCTATACAGGGCGTCTTGATCTGGAATAGGCATGTCATCTGATTCTATTAATGCATAGGTAAATCTTGTAATGTTTTCATTCTTAACACCAGATCCATCTACCGGATTAAATCTTATCCATGCTCCACATTCATCTTTCCAATCACCAATCACAGCGCCAATGTCATCAGGATACTTTTTGAGTTCATCGATTAGTTCTTTAGCTGTTCGATCATAGTAACCTCTGCCAGGTTTCCAGATACCTTCCTTGTCTTGCCATACATCACTTGTAACATAGGCAACTTTCTCATCATCTTTAAATAACGTCTCAAGATATTTGATAAGTTGTTCAGAAGGTTTGAGGTCTGTTGTAGGATCATAAATTAAACCATCACCATCGTATTCAATCGTATCGTCCCATTCCATAACTCCACCATATGGTTCCCAACCTGTCTCTTTAGCCATCTTGATAATCGTTCCACCTGATATGGGAATAGAGGAACCTTTGAAAGTTCCCCATTTCCTATCGCATTCACCGTCTTTATAACGGCTGTCATTCTTGCTCCAGTCATCCCATATTGAACAGTCATATCCTTCGGCTTTGAGAGCCATGCCTATTTGAATCCATTCTTCATATGTTGTGTTTGATGCATCTATTTGTTTTAAAGCTTCTAATATACTGTCCATTTACATCCTCCTACGGTCTATATGTTGCAGCATTGACAGTTCTTGGTAACATCCAATGATTATCTGCAATTCGTGTTATCATTTTGCTTGCTGCTTCAAATGCCCACATACCGACATGTAAGAATCCGTATCGTTCTAAGAAGCGTATTTGTTTCGGTGTTGCTAAGCCTTCGATTTGTCTATTTTTCAACTTTTCAATGAGCATACTTGCCATACCACAACTTGTTACTGCATCTGGGAAGATTCCATGTTTTTCTAAGTAGCGTATTTGTCTTTCAGTGGCTGGTCCCATTTCCCAAACAAAGGTAGGTTCGTAACTAGCCAAGTCTTCAGCTGCAATTGAGAAGGCATATTGAATTGGATCGACAAGTTTCGATTTTCGTTTACGCATTGCTGCAAGTTCACGAGCTAATGCATCTTCACGTTCTTGAATTGCATCGCGTTCTGCTTCTACTTCAGCTTCCAGTAAATCAATACCACTTTCTTGATCCATCATTTTTTGATCGATTCGTTTCGCTAACTCTTCATCTTTTGAAACCAGTGCGGAAGGTCTACATAAATCATGACGTTCTGTCATCCATAAGAAATCTAGTAACAATAATTCTTTCTTACCAGGATGTAGTCTCATACCACGTCCGACCATTTGTTGATATAAGCTTCTTACTTTAGTCGGTCTCAACACAACAATGGTATCCACTGATGGACAATCCCAACCTTCTGTTAAAAGCATTGAGTTACATAGCACATCGTATTCTCCAGCTTCAAAGTCAGCTAAGATTTCATCCCTGTCAGGACTATTTCCATTCACTTCAGCTGCTCTTATTCCATGTAGGTTAAGTAGTTCACAAAACTTCTGAGATGTCTTTACTAATGGTAAGAATACAACTGTTTTTCTACCTTTACAGTAGTTGAGCATCTCTAGTGCGATTTGGTTAAGATATGGTTCTAATGCTGAGCCAACTTCTCCCACTGCATAATCACCATTTGATACACCAACACTATGGATATCTAGTTCAAGCGGAATCATCTGTGCTCTAACTGGTGCAAGGTATCCTTCTTTAATAGCCTGATGTAATGAATATTCATAGGCTTTTGAATCAAAGTACTTTCCTAGATTCTTCTGATCTGATCTATCTGGAGTAGCAGTTACTCCTAGTACATTTGCACCTTCAAAATGCGTCAGTATACGTTGATAAGTATTACTCATCGAATGGTGTGCTTCGTCTACAACGATTGTCTTAAAGTAATCACTTGGAAAGTTTGTTAGTCTTTTGTGTTGTGATAATGTCTGAACAGATGCAACAGTTACTTGTTCTGATGCGCCAATGGCAGAGGACTCAGCTTTTTCTAAAGCCGAATCCAATCCACTGGTTTCAAATAATTTCTCTGAAGCTTGATCGAGTAACTCTCCACGATGTGCAAGGATAAGTGCTTTACTTCCATCTTTCGTTTCTTCTTCCACTACTTTTGAAAATACGATTGTTTTCCCTGTACCAGTAGGAAGTACTAATAACGTTTTTTGATGCCCCTGAATCCATTCGTTTCTAATTGCCTCAACTGCTTCATTTTGATAAGGTCTTAGTTCCATAACCATTACCTCCTAGAAAGGAAGATCGTCTGGAATGAAGAACTCTTCGTTGTAGTCGATAAAGCGATCAATGTCATTAGTTGTTTTTTCATCACCATAGGAATTGATGTATTTACGAGGTTTGAAATGAGCACGACCTTTGGAACCAACAACTTTATTCCAATCCATCGTTAATTTCTCACCATGTTTTTTCTGTCCGATACATCTAAAGAATGATGAAATACGCCATTCGATAGTACGATATAATAGCAAATCAAACTTCACTACAGCACGTCCTTCTTCTGATTCGACTTGAACGGTAATTGTCGCTTTATTACATGCAGGAATTTTAGCTCCACCAGGAAATCTACCTCGTTCAAAATGAGTGACTGTAAAGTTGTAATCACCTTCTGGTAATATGACTAACTCCTGTCCGTCTTCTTCGATGGAATCATTCCAATCCATCAACATGTTTTTATTTTCTTCCATAATTATTGTTCTCCTTTTTCATTTTTTATCGTTTCTACAATCTTCTTCCAATTCGGGATAATCCAGCGTGTAATGAAATCATCTGAATATTCACTGATAGGTGTTTCTAGTTCATAGTGTCCTTTTGCGGCTACTACTTTTTGCAACTGTTCTTCTGTAATGTCATCTTCTACAATTTTCTTCTTCAACTGTTCAACGAATGCTAAGGTTGTTACATCTTTTGAATCGTAGTCCATCACTTGTTCAGCTGGTACATCATACGTTTCAAATAGGTGTGCAATCGCTTTGAAATCAAGTTCTAGTTCTTCAGGTAAATCGAATCTGTTCTTTGCATCGTAAGTTGGATTATGTGTGGTATATAGAACACGTTTTCCACCTTGTGCTTTTTTCTTATTGGTATCAGTTGTGACGACATAGATCTTGTAGTTCACAAAGAATAATGCGTCACTCCATTCTTTAATAAGTGGTGCTACTTGTCTTGATAGTTTCATCTCGTATCGATCGAATGATCCTTGTTCTTCTGGCAACTCGAATTTTCGTGGTTTGGCATGTGCTGTAATCACAACATTGATACCCACTTCGATTAACTGGTCAAGCAGTGATAACAGTCTTGCATACTCATCAACTAAGTAGACATAGCCTTTGCCGTATCCGAAGTCTTCGATATTGTTTTTACGATACTTTTCACATACAGCATTCGTACATAACGTTTCCGACCAGTCAGCTGTATCAAGTACGACTGTCTTACAAATATGTGGATTCGCATGGATCTCTTTTACTATTGTGATTAGGTCATTCCATGATTTGTTACATTTGATTCTTCTTACATCTAAATTACTTGTTCCACCCTCTGTATCAAGAAATAATGGTTCTGGAAATTGACTAGCGAATGTAGACTTCCCGATTCCTTCCGGTCCATAGATGACGATTTTCTTAGGGCGTTGTTCTTTTCCTTCAATAATATTCAACATTTTATTTTTCTCCTTTTTCTATTGTTATTACCTCTTCACGAGGATCTGTGTTTGGTACTAGAATCATTGAACCTGTTTGCATTGTGATATATGGTCCGATAATGCTAGTAACTTTGTCTTTACCGATTCGTTTGGTCAGTTCAGTAATGCCTGCAACTTTCTGTGCTGTGTATGGATTAATTCCTACTTCTTCACAAGCCTTAATCAATCCTGGTTCATCTGTAATCTTTCTTGAAACTCGAGCGTGAACCAATTTATAATCAGGCCACTTATATCCACGCTTTGCTTTCTTTAGTGCGTAAGATTTGATGTCTTCAGCAAACTGGATCATTTCATCTAGTTTAGGTAGTAAAGATTCAATATCACTATCTGTAAGTTGAGCGATAGATTTGTTAGAATTACTGAATGTTTCCATCATGGCATTCGCTCTAACTGCACACGTTTCTCTACCGGAACAATAACGACAATGTTTACCTGGATTTCCATGTGGCGTCTCTACTCTTGTACTCAATACTGCTGGGATTAATACTTCTGATTCAAACTTCAATAAATCATCAATCGA